CCTGCTACGCCAAGAATACCTTTACAGTCACCAAAGAGATGGGACAGATCAAATACAACTGCTACAAGTTAGACTGTAGCATTGGCGGGTATCACCATACAGATCTCACAGCAGCGGAGATAAAGATACTCATGGCTAAACAGGAGAAGCCTATGCAGTTAGAGCCTGAGACTATGGAGATACCTGAGTATGTAGTACAGCCTACAGCAGAGCATGATAAGTTTCACAGGTTCACACGGCGCTGGGGTATCGTAGACAGGCGACTACTCTATGACGTTAAGGATGAACGTGTTGTGTTTCCTATTCACTACAAGGGACGCATAGTTGACGCTAATGGCCGTGCAGTAGGCGATAAGTTGCCTAAATGGTATCGCTACACAGGTAAGGCTGACTACTACACTATAGGAACAGGTAGCAACCTGCTTGTACTGGAGGATTGTGTCTCTGCTATGGTTGCCTACCAAGAGTTTCCTAATGTTACAGCTATGGCTATCCTTGGCACAGCTCTTACGTCTGCGCACATGGCTAAAATAGGTGAGTATGACAATATAATAGTAGCACTAGATCCTGATGCTGCACACAAGACCTTGCAGTTCAGCAGAGAGATAGCACTATGGACTAACGCAAATAGTACAGCCTTTAGGCTTGACGATGACATCAAGTATAGGCTAACTGGTGACCTAGAGAGATTAAAGGAGTTACTATCATGAACGATCTAAAAGATTTCCTCAAAGACATGGGACTAGAGAGTGTCCACCCTAAGCCCAGCGCAACCAAGCCTGACTATATGCAGCCAGGTTATTATGTAGATCCACGCAATGCAAACGGTGAGGTGCCATTCTAATGATTGAAGATCATATTAAGTGGGAGGCTGTTGACGAGCTATCTAAGCTGCCAGAACAAAAGTTTAGAGACGTTAAACAGGTTTGGGTGCTAGAGTTTGATTGTCCTATGGACGGCACAATAACGCAATGTTTTACTAAGCGGGGAGAGGCAGTAAACGAGTATCATTATCGTTATGGGCATCATTACATGGATGACGTAGGGCCACCTAATCTTTATAAAGCAGAGAGACCTGAACAGGGAACAGTTTGGCAATGGGAGAGATTAACATGATTGAAGCAACTTACATTGACCACATGGGTAATGACTTGACGGTTGCCAATGCGGCACGAGTATCGTTTGGTAAGACAAGTGAGATGGAAGACGATCCTTGGGGGCCACCTAAGCTCAAAGAGAAAGATGCAAAGCTGATCCGCTACCTTGCCAAGCATAAGCACATCAGTCCCTTCGGACATTGCTTCGCATCCTTTCACGTTAAGGCACCAGTGTTTGTAGCACGACAGCTAGTCAAGCATAAGTTCTTGAGATGGAACGAAATATCTAGGCGTTACGTCAAGGATGAACCAGTGTTCTACCAGCCTAAGCTACGTGCAGCAGCCAAAGACAAGAAGCAGGGCAGTGGTGATCCTCTGATACTTAGCATACAGCAGGACGAAGTTATCCAACAGGCTCACATTCAAGCGGTTAAACAGTACAGATACCTGCTACAGACAGGCGTTTGTGAGGAACAAGCCCGTATGGTACTACCACAGAGCATGGTTACAGAATTTTACTGGTCAGGTAGCCTTGATGCCTTTTCTGACATGTGTAACCTACGCTGTAAACCTGACACACAGGCAGAGACACGGGTAGTAGCACAACAGATTGATCGTAAGATGCTTGAACTATTCCCTGTATCGTGGGACGCACTAACGGAGGATGACGATGAGTAAGATGGATGAATTAGAGCCTATGATATTGGACTGTTGGCGTGTGTGCAATGACCTTGAGGTTGTCTTTAAAGAGGTAGGTGACGGTGAACCTACGGAGGATGAACTGATGAACGCCTTGATAGGTATGCAGCAGCTATACCAGTGGAAGTTTGAGCAGTTGTTCAACAAGTATTTGGAGGCACGTTATGATAAAGAGTGAATGGGATCGTCTAGTAAAAGAACGTGAAGACTTTAGGGAGAATGTATTGGCAGAGCAGACAGCAGACATCGTGAATGAGCCTAAGCACTACGCACGGTGGGCCATTGAGCCTATCACATACATCATGCGTAATGGCTTTGAGTTCTGGCGTGGCAACATTGTTAAGTACGCTAGTCGTGCAGGATACAAGATGTACGAGGGTAAGACACAGGTACAAAGTGAGATCATTGACTTAGAGAAAGTCCAACGCTATTGTCAGATGCGTATCAATCAACTTAATGGAGAGGAGAAGCTATGATACCTATAGGCCAACTAAGATTGTTACTCACCAAGGCGGGGCTGGAGTATGTCATCACTCGTGTTGAGGGTAACGTAGCACACGTCAACATTCTTGTAGCGGAGCAACCAGATGTACACAGTTGAGTTTGAATCAGATGCAGCAGTAATCACAACACTAGATCAAAACGATATGTATGAGGACGTTGAGGTTATCTTGGGTGATGGTGGTGATGTGTACATCAGACAGTACGAGCCAGACATGGATTCATACCAGCTAATACTCATGAGCGCACAGCAGTGGATAGACTTGATGGCTGCATACAAAAGCTCAGAAGGCTCGTACTATGTAGAGTTGAAACATGAATGAGTTAGGGCAAGGCTTTTTTGCTGGCATGTTTGCAACCTATGTGTTAGCGCTGCCCTTGTTATACCATATGGTAGAGCCAGAAGATCCTGAGGAGAATAATTCTGGCCCTATCAAGTTTGCCTTCCTGTGGCCTCTGATTGCACTGGAAGTAATATATCGTATCTTTGTAGGAGAGAAAGACAATGATGGAACTGGCACTCATTAAGACTTTACTTAGTCGTGATTTCTATGAGCAACACAAGGGCATACGTTGCCCAGATAAGATCTTTACCAAGGATGTGCGTAAGATTAAGCAGGCACTAGATGCAGCTATGCGTACATATGAGGGTGACTTGAACACAGCAGACTTGGAGGCTCTGTTCTACGCTCAGAACCAAACTATGACTACCGCTACCAAGACAGCCTACTCTGATCTGTTTCGTAAGATAGATAAGGAGCAGGTCATCAAGGAAGAGATTGCTACAGATGTACTGGGCAAGATGTTTCAGCAGTATGTAGGTGAGCAGGTAGCCAACCTTGGCTTTGACTTCGTTAACGGCACACAGACCAGCCTAGAGCCGCTGAGACGTATGCTAGAGAACTACAAGGATGACTTCACACCTAACCTCCGCATTGAGTGGGAAGACATCAGCATCGACACCCTACTCAAGGCAAACGATCTACAGACACAGTGGAAGTTTAACATCCCAAGCCTACGCCGTAAGGTAGAGGGTGTGAGTGGTGGTCACCTATTACTTGTAGGCGCACGGCCTAACACAGGTAAGACATCCTTCCATGCTTCACTGATTGCAGGGCCAGAGGGCTGGGCAAGGCAGGGTGCTAAGTGTGTAGTGTTATGTAATGAGGAAGCGTATGAGCGTGTAGGAGCACGTTATCTTAGTGCTGCCTCTAACATGTCTATGGATGAGGTTAAGGCTAACGTAGCCCTTGCACGTAGCCGCTACGAGCCTGTCAGAGCCAATATCCGCATCAAGGATAGCACCAACAAGGATATGCAGTGGGTTGAGTCTCTGGTCAAACAAGAGAAGCCAGACGTATTGATCCTGGACATGGGTGATAAGTTCGCTAGTAAGACAAGCGACAAGTCAGATGTGTACCTAAAGGATGCAGCTATCTATGCTCGTAACATCGCTAAGCAATACAACTGTTGTGTTGTATGGATGTCACAGTTAAGTGCTGTAGCAGAGGGTAAGGTCTATGTAGACCAATCCATGATGGAAGGCTCTAAGACAGGCAAAGCAGCAGAGGCAGACCTAATGGTTCTGATCTCTAAGAACCCCATTGTAGAGGGTGCAGATGAGGAAGACACACAACGGCACTTGAATATCGCCAAGAATAAGCTTAAGGGTGGTTGGCATGGTGTTGTACACTGTGAGTTAGATGGGGCGAGATCACTATATACAGCCTAGAGGAGAGAGAGATGAGACTTGTATTAGACGTTGAGAACACAACAAACAAACGTAGGGAGAAGCTACACTTAGATCCCTATGAGGAGGGTAACTTCCTTGTGCAAGTCGGTATGCAGAATGCAGACAATGACAAAGAGTTACACATTGTAACATTAGATCACGTTGAGAAGAAGGACACCAGTGGCGCTGGGCGTAAGCTAGTCCAGCAAGTCTTAGACATGACTACTCTTCTAATCATGCACAACGCTCAGCATGATCTGATGTGGCTGTGGGAGTGCGGCTTTAAATATGATGGCGCTATCTATGACACGATGCTTGCAGAGTACATCTTACTGCGTGGTCAGAAGGAACCACTAAGCCTAGAGGCTTGTGCAGAACGTAGGAACCTTAACGCTCAGAAGGATGACACTCTCAAGCGTTACTTTAAGGAGGGTTATAACACCAATGAGATTCCTCTCAGTGAGCTTAGCTTTTATCTTAGGTGTGACCTCGACACAACTCGTGAGCTGTTCCACAGCATCGAAGCAGACTACAGTGAACCCGAAAGCGAGTCCCTACACACCATCAGAGATGTCACCTTCCGTACCTGTAAAACCCTTACCAGAATGTACATGTCAGGAATCAGGGTGGATCGTACAGCCCTAGACGGTGTGCGTATAGAGTTTGAGCGTGAGAAGGCAGACATTGAGGATCGACTACAGCACAAGGTACGTGAGATCATGGGTGACACACCTATCAATCTTAACTCACCAGAGCAGATGTCTCAGGTTGTCTTCTCTCGTAAGATTAACAACAAGAAGGAGTGGGCTGACCTGTTTGAATATGTGAGTAGTGCTAAAGAGTTTAAACAGGCAGTAAATGCTAACAGTACTATCATAAAACGTACCAAGGCTTTTACATGCCCTACATGTTCTGGAACAGGTAAGACGTACAAGATAAAGAAGGATGGCACTAAGTTTGCTAAGCCTAATAAATGTAAGGAATGTGATGCTCGTGGCTACGGCCTCAAAGAGCTTAACCATATCGCAGGCCTAGGCTTTGGTGCGCCAAGCAAGAAGTGGGTTAGTGCCAATGGATTTAGCACAGGAAAGGATAACTTAGATGTACTTGTGGGGACTGCTAAAACGAACAACATGGACTCTGCTGTTGAGTTTCTTACTGACCTTAAGCGTCTTTCTGCTGTTAGTAGCTACCTCTCTAGTTTTGTGGAGGGTATCGACACCTTCACCAAGTCAGACGGATTCCTGCATGTGGGACTCACTCAGCATATCACCAGTACAGGTAGATTTTCTGGACGAAACCCCAACATGCAAAACATGCCAAGAGGCGGCACGTTTCCCGTAAAGCGTGTCTTTGTATCTCGCTGGGATAACGGCTACATCTGTGAGGCTGACTTTGCCCAGCTTGAGTTTCGCACCGCTGCGTACCTAGCCCAGGATGAAGTTGCTATGGAAGAGATTGCTACAGGGTTTGACGTACACAGCTACACTGCGCAAGTTATTACAGATGCAGGACAGCCTACGTCACGTCAGGAAGCCAAGGCTCATACGTTTGCGCCCCTCTTCGGGGCTACAGGGTATGGTAGATCCAAGGCTGAGGAAGCGTACTACATTCACTTCAATGAGAAGTATGAGGGTGTAGCAGCTTGGCATAAGAGCTTAGCTGATGAAGCTATACGGTTCAACAAGATTACCAGTAAGTCTGGGCGGCAATACGCATTCCCTGATGTTAAGCGCAATTCTCGTGGTGGGGTATCACACTTCACTATGATTAAGAACTATCCAGTGCAGGGTTTTGCTACGGGTGACGTTGTTCCTGTTGTGCTTATCGAACTGGAGGAGAGGTTGAAGGGTCTAAACTCTTGCCTAGTGAACACTGTTCATGACTCAACTGTTATAGACATTCACCCAGAGGAGAAGGAGACTGTGCTACAGATTATTGAAGACATGAATGAGGGCTTGACAGACTTAATAGAACAAGCCTATAACGTAAAAATGAATGTGCCACTATTATTAGAATCTAAGATCGGGCCGAATTGGCTTGACGTACAGGATGTGTAGTGGTATAACTTAGACTCTTTGACACTAAACTCACGAGGTATATAAATGAGTACAGAACTAGCAACAACAGGATCATCAAACCCATTGGCAGAACTGATGGGTGAGCCTAAACAAGACACAAAGCCACGCTCTACTTTGGCTCGTGTTACCGTATTAAGCAAAGCTATTAAAGGCGAGATTGAGCTTGGCGGTAAGAAGATTAAGACAGATGTTGTACCCGTAGGCTATTATAAGATCACGCTGGGTGAGGATGTGTTCTACGCTGAGAGTGTAGAAGTGCGTCTGTTGGCAGACCGTTACCAGTTCCAGCGGTGGAATAATTCCACTAATGAAATGGAGAAAACTGTTATGAGTAGGTCAACTAATACAGACTTACAGGACAGTGTAGGCGGCTACAACCTTGGACGCCCCTCAGGTTACATTGAGGATTGGAATGCTCTTCCAGAGACTACTAAGGATATTATCCGAAACGCCAAACGAGTTAAGGTTTTCATGGGTACTCTCACAGTTAATACACCTCTTGACGATACGGGTACACCCATCTCTGGTGAGTACGTAGATATTCCATTCGTCATGGACGTTAAGAACAATGACAGTCTTAAGAGCATAGCAGCCACACAGAAGGCTATTGATCGTAAGAACGGTCTCCCTTATATGTCTAAGATTATACTCACTGGTGCAGAAGGTTCTATCCCTACAGGAGCTACCTTTGGGTATATACTTTCTTCTGTAGGAGACATTGTTACGCCATCAGATGAGGATACTTCCTACATGCAACAGGTAGCATCCGACTTCTTGGATTACATTCACTACTCTAATGGTAAGATCCTAGATCTACATAATGAGCGCTCCAACACGAGTATGAGTGCAGAAGATGCTGACCTTGTAGGTTCTATTATTAACGTAGAGGAGGCAGCATACTAATGAATCACCCTGCAGAAATAGCTGTTTTCTCTTTCTTGCAGAAGGCTATGGCTGGTGAGACTACTATGACAGAGGAGGTGGCTAAACAAGTCGCCTCCGATGTCGAGGCTGCTTTGTACAAGCAGTTCTCTGGTGGCCCACGTGATGCTTTCCGTTTACGGATGTCTAATATCGGTAGACCAAAGTGTCAGCTATGGTTTGACAAGAATGATCCAGAAGACAAGACCCCCTTTCCTCCACACTTCTTGATGAACATGATCCTTGGTGACATAGTTGAGGCTGTGTTCAAAGGCATACTGCGTTCAGCAGGCGTAGAGTTTAAGGATAACGAGAGGGTCACACTTAAGTTACCACACGGTCAA